CGGCAAGAGGTTTACTGATAAGGTTGAATACAATCCAACATTGTATCTGCCGGCAGGCACAAAAGATGCTGCGTATCAAACCTTGGATGGCCAATCACTTGCGCCTGTGTTACAGGGAACAATGCGCGATGCTACCGAGTTTATGAAACGATATGAAGACGTTGACAACTTCAAAGTTTATGGCTCAACAAACTTTCCTTATGTGTACATCAACGAAGCATATCCAGGAAAAATAGATTATGATCCGCAACAAATTAAGATTGCGAACATTGACATTGAGGTTGGTTCTGAAAATGGCTTTCCTGAACCCGAGTCTGCAAGTGAGCCAATTACAGCAATCACGTTTAAGATAGCTGGACACTTCTATGTGTTTGGTTGTGGTGACTATGAAACCAATCGTGATGACGTAACATATACGAAGTGTCGTGATGAAAATAATCTCATTATGCGTTTCCTTGAAATGTGGGAAGAAACATCTCCAGACATTGTGACTGGTTGGAATATTCAATTCTTTGATATTCCATATCTGAACAATCGTATCACAAAACTCATGGGCGATAATACTGCACAGCGTCTATCTCCATTCCATAGAATCTATGAACGAACAACAACAATTCTCAATAAGCCGCAAACTATGTTTGAGTTTGTGGGTATCGCAACACTTGACTATCTTGAGTTGTACAGAAAGTTTACTTACTCACAGCAAGAAAGTTTTAGCCTCAATCACATTGCATATCTTGAACTCGGTGAAAAGAAACTAGACTACTCGGAAGTTGAAAGTCTTCATCAATTGTACAAAACAAACTTTCAAAAGTTTATTGAATACAACATCCATGACGTTGAACTTGTGGATCGTATTGATGCAAAGATGCAATTGATTGACATGGCGCTGGCGCTTGCGTATGATGCTAAAGTTAATTACAACGATGTGTTCACACAGGTGCGTATGTGGGATACTTTGATTCATAACGATTTGATTGAAAAGAATATTGTTGTGCCTCAGAATGCTCATACAGCTAAAGATTCACAATTTGCTGGTGCTTATGTGAAAGATCCAATCATTGGTATGCATGAATGGGTTGTCTCATTTGACTTGAATTCTCTCTACCCACATTTGATTATGCAATACAATATTTCACCAGAAACAATTGTTGAAGGTCGCCACACAAGTATCTCTATTGATAATTTGCTGAACAGCGAATATCAAGCACAAGGTGAATATTGCATGGCAGCCAATGGTCATTACTTCAAGCGTGACAAGCAAGGCTTCTTACCAGCTATGATGCAACGCATGTATGATGATCGTTCATTGTACAAAAAGAAAATGATTGAAGCACAGAAGGCTTACGAAAAAGAAACGAACAGCGAAAGTAAACGTGAAATAACAAATCAGATTTCAAAGTACAAGAACTTGCAACTTGCGAAGAAAGTACAATTGAACTCCGCTTACGGGGCACTTGGAAATCAATATTTTAGGTTCTTTGACACTAGACAAGCAGAAGCAATCACCCTGTCTGGTCAACTTGCTATTCGCTGGATTGAAAAGAAGTTGAATAGTTATCTAAACAAACTTTTGAAAACTAAGGATATTGATTATGTCATCGCATCGGATACGGACTCTGTATATGTCAATCTTGGTCCGCTGGTACATATGGTCTACGGAGCGAAGAGTGAAACGAAAATTGAAACAATTGTCAATTTCATTGACAAAGCATGTACCGAAAAATTTGAACCATTCATTGACAAGTCATACCAAGAACTAGCAGATTACATGAATTCATTTGACCAGAAGATGCAAATGAAGCGTGAAGTAATTGCCAACAAAGCTATCTGGACTGCAAAGAAGCGTTACATTTTAAATGTGTATGATTCTGAAGGTGTTCGTTTCGCAGAACCAAAGTTAAAGATGATGGGTATTGAGGCTGTCAAGTCTTCTACACCAATGTCGTGTCGTGATAAAATTAAAGAGTCTTTGAAGATTGTGATGAATGGTAATGAAACAGAATTTCAATCTTTCGTAGATGCATTCAAACAAGAATTCAAAACTCTTCCATTTGAAGACATTGCATTCCCACGTGGTGTTAGCGAACTATCTAAATACATGAGTAGTTCGGAACTATATTCAAAGGGCACACCTATGCATGTGCGTGGTGCGATAATGTTTAATGCGTTTCTGAAAAAGTATAAACTGACTAAGAAGTATCAACTTATTCAGGATGGCGATAAGACTAAATTCTGTTACATGAAAGTTCCAAATCCCGTTCAAGAAAATGTGTTCTCTATACTGACTGTACTTCCAAAAGAATTCAATTTGGAAAAGTACATTGACTATGACACGCAGTTTGACAAAGCATATCTTGATCCATTAAAAACAATCGTAAACACAATTGGTTGGAGAACTGAACGTGTTTCTTCATTAGAAAGTTTTTTCGCATGACAACAAGAACAATACCCGCAGAGTATCTTGCATTCAGACAACAAGATGATTTTGGCTTTAGTGCAATTGATGAATCTGAAGTCAATAGAACAGTTGACCCAAGTACACTAGAAGAAACTATCATTGTGCGTGAGACAATAACACAATCTTCAGAATCTCTACATAGAGTTGAAGACAAGTTAGATCAAATTCTTGAACTATACAATGATGGTAAACTTGGACTAGAAGCAGATCGTGACAAGATGGAAACTGAAGTAAAAGTAAACCTTAAAACTTTAGAACAGTTGATTATGCCATTGCTAGTCAACTTGATGAAGAACCCCGAAAAAGAATACATCTACTGGCCCAATCGTACCGCAAAGATTCAAGAACAAATTGATAAAGTGCTGACATTGACTAGAGGATGATTTTGTGTTATACTGTGTTATGCTATGTTTTTTTATGGAGATAATTTATGAGTAATTTTTTTACAGATTTGGTTGAGCAATTAAAAGATGAGGACACAAAGATTCTTTCCGATGGTGGTGCATCGGCTGAGTTTAGTGGTAGCATTGATACAGGCTCTTATGCACTCAATGCGTTACTTAGTGGTAGCATTTATGGTGGTGTGCCAAACAACAAAGTGACAGCGTTTGCTGGCGAGTCTTCAACTGGTAAGACTTTCTTTGTGCTTGGTATTATCAAACAGTTTCTTGATGCAAATCCTGAAAGCGGTGTTATCTACTTTGATACTGAAGCCGCAGTTACAAAGTCTATGATGGACAGCCGTGGTGTAGACACTAAACGTGTTGTCATATCTGAGCCAGACACAATTCAAAAGTTTCGCCATACTGCATTGCAAATTATTGAAAAGTATTCTGCACAAAAAGAATCAGCACGTAAACCAATGATGATGGTTCTTGATTCTCTTGGTCAGTTGTCTTCTACAAAAGAAATGGAAGATACTTCTGAAGGTAAAGAAACAAAAGACATGACTAAGAGTCAAATACTCAAAGCAACGTTTCGTGTATTGAATTTGAAACTTGCTAAGATTGGTGTGCCTTTGCTTGTAACCAATCATGTTTATGATGTTGTTGGTGCATACATTCCAATGAAAGAAATGTCTGGCGGTTCTGGCTTGAAGTACACAGCATCTACAATCGTATATCTATCTAAGAAGAAAGACAAAGATGGTACTGAAGTTATCGGTAACATTGTTAAAGCAAAATTGCACAAGAGTCGTTTGACAAAAGAAAACAAATTTGTTGAAATTAAAATCACATACAGTAAGGGCTTAGATCGCTATTACGGATTGCTTGACATTGCAGAAAAGTATGGTATCATCAAGAAAGTCTCTACTCAATATGTGTTATCAAACGGTGTTAAAGTCTTTGGTAAGAACATCAATGCTGAACCAGAAAAGTATTTCACTAAAGAAATTCTAAACTTGATTGACGAAGCATGTAAAAAAGAATTCATGTATGGGCAAGATGCTGCTGAAGGTGTAGTTGAAGACGAGGTATTAGAGTATGCAGACGATACTACAGAATGATATTGAAGTTTTCGATAACATTCTATCCGAAAAAGACATTTTAGAAATCCACGGAGAATTTATTGATAAAAGTTTTTCATGGCACATGGTTTCTGGCGCAGTATTAGTTGATGGTGAATATAAAATTACAACATCTAATATACCAAACAATATCGACGCAAACACAGTTGAAGCATTTCAATTTTGTCATTTGTTTGCTGACAATAATAGCAGGTCTGGTAAATTTTATGTTGCAGATTTTATAATGAAAAAACTTTCAGAGAAAGTTGAGTTATCTGAATACAATTATGTGCATAGAATTAAAGCAAATTTTCAATCTAGGTTTTTAAGTGATTCAAACTGCTACAATACTCCACATTATGACAGTCCAGATAAACATCTAGTCATTATATACTATGCGAACAATTCTGATGGTGATACATTTATTTTTGAAAATGATACGTATCCATTAAAAGTTAAACAAAGAGTTTCTCCAAAAGCAGGAAGATTTCTAATTTTTAATGGTAATCAACTTCATGCTGGTATTCATCCAAAAATCAATGACTATAGAATTGTAATAAATTTTAATTTAATGAGCGTCAATTCTAATTTAATTAATGAAAATAACTGGATATTGGAACACATAAAATGACAATTACTGAAAGTTATGAAGTCACCAAAGACGATATCAGATACAAAGATAAGGATGTTGTCGCAACAATTAGAATTACCGCTGGAGATTTTAAAGACGCAGTATTTCATTTTGGTGAAATTACTTTCGCCGATGAAGAAAATTCTGACGGAACCTATTCAATTGGCTTCAACTATGATATAATAAGCGAAGAACACAAAGAACTTCAAGGCACAGAAAACTTTGAATCACATCTTGGTGAGATTTTAAATGATCTTCTAAGACATTCATTAGAGGCAGCAGAGAAAAGGTATAAGAATGAACTTGGAACAAAAAATACTGAAACACCTGATATTGGATGAAGAGTATACACGAAAGACTTTACCATTCATTAAAGGCGAGTATTTTCAAGAGTCTTCAGAAAAACTATTGTTTTCTGAAATTGAAACTTATGTGAATAAGTATAACACAATGCCAACACAAGAAGCGTTGATTATTGAGATTGATAAGAGAGTTAATCTAACTGACGATCAACACAAGAAAACTATTGCACTAGTCAAACAAATCACAATTGATCCTGAAGTATCAGATACTAAATGGCTGATTGATGCTACAGAAGATTTCTGCCAAGAAAAAGCTATCTACAACGGCATCATGCAGAGCATTCAAATTCTGGATGATAAGAATAAGAACAATACAGAAAAACTTGATAAGGGTTCAATTCCAAAAATTCTAGCAGATGCACTTTCGGTTTCTTTTGATAATCATATTGGTCACGATTTTATTGATGACGCAGAAACACGATATGACTTCTATCATAAAGTTGAAAGACGAATTCCATTTGACCTTGACTATCTGAATAGAATCACTAAAGGTGGGCTTGCAGAAAAATCTTTGAATATTGTTCTTGCCGGCACTGGCGTTGGCAAAAGTCTGTTTATGTGTCATTGTGCAGCAGCCAATCTGACGATGGGTAAGAACGTTTTATACATTACAATGGAAATGGCTGAAGAACGTATTGCAGAACGTATTGATGCTAACTTGATGAACGTTGAACTTGATAGATTGATTGGTATGCCTAAAGAAACATACATGAAGAAAGTTGAAACTCTACGTGAGAAGACTAAAGGCAAGCTAATCATCAAAGAATATCCAACTGCTAGTGCGAACGTAAACCACTTTTCGCATTTATTGAATGAGTTGAAACTAAAACGTCAATTCATTCCCGATATCATTTACATTGACTATCTGAACATATGTTCTTCCGCACGTATGAAGATGGGCGCATCAATTAATTCTTACACATACATTAAAGCAATTGCAGAAGAGTTGCGTGGACTTGCTGTTGAACATAAACTTCCAATTGTATCAGCTACACAAACAACGAGAAGTGGTTTCACAAACTCGGACGTTGGACTTGAAGACACATCAGAATCATTTGGTTTGCCTGCTACAGCAGACTTGATGTTTGCTTTGATTTCAACCGAAGAACTTGCAGACTTGAATCAGATTATGGTCAAACAGTTAAAGAATAGATACAGCGATCCTACTACTAATAAACGATTCGTAATTGGTATTGACAGAGCGAAAATGAAACTGTATGATGCAGAAGATTCTGCACAGACTAACATTTCAGATAGTGGACAGATTGAAGATAATAAACCCGCATTTGATAAGTCTAGTTTCGGTAAACGAATGCAGAAAAATAGAGATTTTAGCAATCTTAAAGTTTAATTTTATGAAATTGGCCTTTATCAAAAATTTAAACCTACTCTTAGGTTACTTAAGAAAGACATTTGAAATGATTAAAATTGCAGATTGGTATAATTGGGTTGTACGTCAGTTTGGTGAGATTTGTGGTTGGATTGGATTGATTCTAATTCATGGCTCTACAGTGCCAGTAATGCACTTAGCGATTAAAGGTGAACCTACAGTATTGCCTCCATTGAGTATGGTTATCTTAATTTGGAGCGGATTACTACTATTCTTTATTCGTTCAGCAATTGTGAAAGACAAACTTTACATGTTGTCAAACGGCATTGGATTTTTCTCACAAAGTATTATGTTGGCATTCTTAGTGTTAAAATGATAACTATCAAATGAATCATAGATTGTGAAATCTATATCATTGTTTGTTAATCATCCAGAGTGTTCTATGGATTGTTGCGATGGAATGATTAAAGCATTATCACCAAATTATAAAATTAATTTGTTCGGTGTTGATAGTGATTTACTGACAGTTTTAAACAATACAGATATAGTTGCATTTCCTGGAGGTATCGGAGATGCAAGCTCTTATGATAGATTCTTTAGACGCAAATCTTCTAATATGATAGCAGATTTTGTTGAGTCTAAAGGATATTATCTTGGAATATGTATGGGTGCATATTGGGCTGGTAGTTATTATTTTGATATACTGAATGGCATTGAACCCGTTCAGTATATCAAACAAGATACAGCAGACATTCGTAGGTCTTATTCTACCGTTGCGAACGTAACATGGAACGGCAAACCCGAAACGATGTTTTTTTACGACGGTTGTGCATTGACAGGCAACCTAGAACGTGCTAAAATAGTCTCTACATATGCGAATGGTGATGCTATGGCAATCATTCAAAATCGTGTGGGTGTGATTGGTTGTCATCCCGAGAGTCAGAAATATTGGTACGAGAAGCCTAGAGCATACATATCAGAACATTGGCACGAAGAACGAAACCACAAATTATTATTAGATTTTGTTGACGAACTTACATCATGTTAATATACACATACCAAAAATCAAAAAAGAAAAAAACTTCTGCAAAGAAAGATGCAGAG